ATGTACGTGAAAACGCTCGATTTCGTACAAAATATGTACAGGCTTGTTTTCGGTTCGTTCCGGCAAAAAAGAAACCCGCCGAAGCGGGTTATGCAGTATCTTTATTGAGGTCATTCCTCTTGCCGGTTCCCTCAGCAAGTTTGCCAGACCACCCAAGGGGATCTTCTAACCAAGGAAATTTTCGCCAAGCATCCGGCACGGGGATTTTATTTATCGCTTCGATCAACGGCGCCTGCGGAACGTTTGTGTAGTGCCGAGACATGCTGTCAGATGCGTGGCCAAGTATCTGGTCTTTTATATGCGGATGCACGCCCGCCACCACAAGCGCGGTCGAGCAGGAGTGGCGGCCGGTGTAGGGCGCGATGTCCTTTATGCCAGATCGCCTACGCGCACCGTTGATTGCGCCCTTCAAGCCGCCGCCGCCCTTTCCCTCTTCATCCGAGACAATAGCTTCATATGGCTCTCCGCGTGGGGTCCGGAAAAGGCGAGGTTCCTTATCAAGACCGGGACGGCGCAAAAGCGACTTGAAGATCGGAGTAATGAATTCGTGAATAGGTACGCCGCGTGGTTCGCCGGTTTTTGTCTTGGTAAGTGTTATCCACCTACCTTCGACGTTGACTTCACTGGCCTCAAGCGCAAACAGCTCGATTGGTCGCATGCCAGTGTAGAACAGCGTCGTCATCAGCATCGCGGGGCCGGGCGACATGGCGGCGATGAATTTTGCTGCATGGTCATAGGCGACAGGGAACGTGCCAGACCGCCTCTTGGTAAGGCGAACGATGTTTGTACCTTTGATCTTCTTCGGCCTTGACCACTGACGCACCTCTGCCCATCCGTTCCTTACGGCATGGTTCCAAACTGCAATGAACGGCGTGTAGCATTGGCGGTTGCGTGTCTCTGGCTGAGCGGTCGGGTAAAGAACACGACCGGCGTTGTCCAAGTCATTCTGCTGAATGTCTTTGAGCGGCTTGCTGTAGAAATGGTTGAGCAAGCCTTCGTCTATCGTGCCGATAAATCGGGCATCGCCGCCCGCCTTGAGGTACGATTCCACGGCCTGCGCGAAGGTCCGCGTCGCTTTCGGGCCGAATATGTGATCGCTTACTAGACCAGCTTCGCGCTTGACCCGGATCGCTTCCGCGACTTCTTTGTCGTGAGTGCCTGAAGACTCATAGACAGCTTGTCCATGGACGGTGCCACGGATCCACCATGACGGGCTGTCTTTCCGTTTGACGAGTTTGAGGGGCATCGCAATACGTCCTTGATTGCTTCGATGTCTTGATCTGTGAAAAGAATATCACGGCCTCGCACCATGCAAAGACCGTGCTGTTTGGCAATCTTTGCCACGCCTCTGTTCGTGAGCCGCAGGTGTTCGGCGGCCTCGGACAAGGTGTATACCTTGCCGCTCGGCGCATTGTCGTTATCGGCTCGTCTGGTCATAATTGCCTCCAAAACGTTTAGGCTTGTCGGCCAGCAAATGCCGCGCATCTGCGTGCATGGCTTTCGTCACCGTCTCTGCCTCGCTCCTTTCAAGCGCCGCTCGGGCGACGTCGTTTATCCGCCACGAGAATATCTCGCCACGATACGGATTGATCGACAGATATCCCGGCACAGCTTCGACCCGCTCGCAATTTCTCTTTGCGAACCACACAACAACGAAGTAAGGCAAAAATCGTGTCCATCTAGCCAGCATCACGGCTCCTCCGATTGCAAGGCGCGGATAGCTGCTGCCGTATCCAAACAGGCGTCTATCTCGCCACCTTTTGATGTTGACCAAGCCTGGGCTTTGTCCTCAGCCACCTTCGCAGCCTCCTCCAGCGCCTTCGCCCTTGCCTCCCTCTCGCGCTTCTCCCACCCCGCCACGTCCTGCACCTGTGCGGAGAGGGAGGCGATAGAGAGGTCGAGTGCCCATTGCTCATGTGGCCCAAGCATTTTTTCGTCGCGCTTGAACCGCTTAAGAAAATAGATGGCGCGATCTGGCGTCATCTCTCCCACAGTTCCTTCCGGCTGTTCCGCCTTCGCGGCCGCGGATGGCGATGGGGATGCCAACGTCTCGATCCGCTCCAGTTCCTTAATGATCTGCTTCATCACCGGCTCAAGGCCTGATCTATTACCCCCGCCGCGCGAGTAGGCTTCTTCGATACGCTTACGCATTGTCTCGGCTTCGAGCTGCTCGTCACGCTCCCAAGGGCGCTCTTGGTCCATTACGCTTCCCATCTCATTCTCCCTGCAAAGTTTCTAGGAGAGACGAGATGCGGTCCTGTCGTTGATGGAGCATCATCGCGAGGTTGCCGACATCGACCGGGTCACCCTTCTCGACATGCTCGCGAAGGAGTTGCGACAGATAGAGTTGTGAGCAATCGTCTTTGTCTTCCCAACCGCCGCGACCTTCATCGCGCTTCTTGGCGAGCTTGGCTTTCATGGCGGCGGCAAAGCGATCAACAGCGAGCTCGTCAGGGTGAGGATGTCTCTCATCTGCGGCGCTCCAATCACAATTGCATGTACCGCCTTCATGCGTGTTACAAATGTCTTCATGCGTCACTTCACTCACCGCCGGCTCCGCAGCGGACAGGGCGGCTTCGAGGGCGGCGCGCGCACCATCGACATAATATTTCCAGCGCGGTCCATCATTGGGCATGGCCTCGTAAGGGTCGAAGCCACCTTTCAAACACATCGCAACGGCTGCTTTGCCGACCATCTCATCAGTTACCATGGTGTTCGCCTCCTGTGCTGGCGAGGGCTTGGCGGATACGGTCGGCCTGTTGTTTGATGTATGCGCGCTTGTCGTCCCAGTTGCGCTCGTTCATGTCGTCCGCAAAAACGCGGATCAGGTGCACGGCAGGAAGGGTTTCGACATAAACGCCGACATGAAGACGTTTTGTCTCAGATCGGAAATCCTCGATCTGGGCTGCTTGGCGCTCCACTTGACCTTTCCACATGTCGCGGTTTCGCGCTGTGCGGTCCCGATCCTTGCGCAGTTCCTCGTTCTCGCGCTGCAAGCTTTCGAGGGTGGACGCCGAATAAAGCGGCTCCCAGATTTCTCCGTCGTCGATGGCCTTTGGCTTCTTGCGGCAATAATGCCAATGGTTGTGGTCTTCCGTAGTGCCCATGGATACGCGCCATGCGGCTGGCTGGATGGTGGCGGTGGTCATGCCACCCTCCCGCTACGCGACAGTCGACGCACACGATTGTCGTTAGCCGCGCCGGGGATCTGCAAAGGTAGGCCGGTCTCGAGTGCAACGACGCGCGCCGTGTCTTCAAGCTGGCTGCGCAGCGCGCGGTCCTTCTGCGTCGACGCGATGGAAAGGATGGCGCCGGGACTGGTGCCTTGCGCGATGAACTGCTCTGCGGTCAGTACGTGATATCTTCTCATGGGTGTCTCCTGTGGTGTGGTGTTTGGTGCCTATTGTCGTGGTACGCCGTCCCACTCATCGCAGGCGCAGCATTTGTCGTCTTCGTGGACTTTCGGCTCATCAATCTGGCCGCAGAAGATGCAGCGCACAGTGCCGTCAGTTACCGGGTCTGAGAGCTTTCTGGGCCAGAACTTGAGGTAGCCTCGGCCCTCGATGGTGATGATTTCCTTCTGTTCCATCGCCTCACGCCACCCAAATCAGCACAGCAACAACGAAGGTCGCGATTGCCAGAAACCCGACAATGTCCTTCATCATCGCGCCAGCTTCGGCCAGAATGATCTGCTGCACCGTCTGCGCGCGCTCGCTAGCCGCGCTCATTCGCCTGCCTCCATCGCCTCGACACGGCCGACGCGAACAAACACCTCAAAGGTGCCGCCGTGCTCAGAGTGCAGGCGGGCGGCTTCGACCAGCGCAGAATCGTAGGAGGGATGCTCGAAGGGCCACATGCAGGGACGAATGCGTCCAGTGCTGTCGCCGCGGCGGAATACGAAGTGGCCGCCGCCGACTTCCTCGCCGTTGCGCGGCTTCTTGGGGAAGCGGCGCATGTATTCGTATTTCGTCTTGGGCTTGCCGTGCTTCTTGGCCTTGTGGTCCGGGCGCTTCATAGGCTCATCGGACTGGGCGGCAACGGCGACGTCGTCAAACTCTTCGGGACGTGGTCTGTACATTGGTAATCTCCTCTTGTGGCGGCCAGCTTGGTTTGCTGGGTACAAGAAGAGATATAAAACGATACCGGTTTGCCGTCAACCGGTAAAACGGTAAACCGTTATTTCTGTGCGTAATCGATTTTATGGATCGATACAACGTCGTCGCGTGGGTACTTGATTTCCATCGGCGGGTTGAACTGGCAAACGACCAGATAGCTCGGCTCCCACCGCACAAACTCCTTAATGAAGCCGCGCGGAACGCCATCCTCTTGGTTGGGTGCAAGCTGAACAATAACATCGTCGCCGCGAGTTATAGGCTTAGGAGGGTTGGTCCAAACCGTCTCGCCTGGTTTGTATCGAGGATACATACTCTCACCATCGACATATGATGCATATGCCTCGGCGACGCCCGCTAAGTGCGGTGGCCTCCATTCCCAGCCCATGATCTGCCCATTAAACTCAAACTCACCGTCTGACCCTCCTTTTGACCTGCCCAGAACTGGCACGTCACGCTCCCCGGACGGCGGTTTAGGAGCGGCAATAATACTACCGGTATTAATGACAGGCGCAGTTGCTTGTCGCAACGCAGGAATCATGCGCTCCGTCTTTTCCGACTCGGTCGTCGCCTCAGCCATAAGGTCGAGAAACTCCGATTCGCGCAGCCCAAGAGACCCGGCAAGCTTCTGCCAGTTGCGCATCATGGATATCTTACCCTTCTCCCAATCGGAGACGGTTGTCTGCTGCGCACCGAAAAGGTTGCCGAACGCCTTCTGCGTTAAGCCCATTTCCTTGCGCTTAGACCTTATGATGTCGCTCAACCTTGCCATGCGCACCGGTATAACGGAAAAATATCGAAAAATAAAACCGGTTTAGAGTTGACACTAAACCGGTAAAGCGGTAGAACCAAAATCAACAGCGGCCACACAAGAAGCCGACAGGGCAAAAGACCCGAAAGACGAAACTGCAGCATGAAAGGGAATGCGCATGTTTAAGGATTGCGAAAGAAGACGATCGACGACCCAAGCGCTGATCGGCATGAGCGCCATGACGGCGAGAAGAAGGTGGGTGCATGAGGCGCCTGAGCGCAGAAGAAGATGGCGGCCAGTGACCGGGCCGCCTTAAACGCCAGCAACCAACTGGCGATAACAAAACCAATAATGCCAGAAGGGGAGACGACTATGAGAGAGACCGCAAACAATGACTTCGAAAACTTAACGCCGGTGGAGCATGAAGCTCTGCCGGCGTTGTTGCGCATGCAGCATAAAACGAAAAGGGGCGTAATGAGCCGGCACCACCCGAAACTCCGCCCCTTCTCCGTACTAACACGCCGAGGAGACCTTCGCCGTAAGGCGGGATCAAAGCGCGTATTCCATATCCGACACCACATCGGACAGCCAATTCCTACACAAATTTGTAGGAATTGTCAAGTGCTATAAGGTTTCACCAGAATCCTTATATCTCCACCAACCTCTATGCCGAAACCACCCGCTCCGAAAGGACGATGACATGGACAGCTTCCACGTTCTTCACTTCAAGATGCGAACCATCGTAGCGGCCAAGCTTAACCGCGCCGTTGCTCATTCCTTCAAATCGTCCGATCCAAGCGAATCCGCCCGAATGCGCGAGCACGTCGTCACCAACGGCTGGCCAGCGGGAAGGGTCGAGCCACGCTTTTACGCCGACGTGGAAGACGGGCTCCATCACTTTCGTGTCGATGACGATCGCGTACCGGCCTTCGGGGATACGTTTGCGACCGTCGTTGATGGGCTCGAATTTGAATTTGCCGGCCTTGCGGTCGGAGATCTTGCCGTAGGTGCGGGCAACCGTAATAGGTGTGATGGAAGGAGCGGTTTCTGCCGCCTCGCGAGCCATCTCTGCCACGTCATCTTCGGAGACACCCAGGAAGGCGGCAATCGCCGGGAATTGCCTAGGTCTTGGAATGACGCCAGCCTTCCAGGTGCTGTAGGTCTGCTGAGGCACGCCTAACTCTTCGTACACAGCGCGATCCTTTACGGCTCTCCGCTTCTGTTCTTTCAGTATCGACTGCAGGAGGCGCGACTTAACTTCAGGCATGCATCCACCTTGGTGAAATCTTGACAAATTTGTAAAAATAGTTTAGTTTCATAACCCTGCTGCTTTGTCAACTACAAGGCGGCCCACCACCGAAGAGGAGACTACATGACAATTATCACCAGCACCATGCTGGCGGATATGCACGCGCGCCGCGATAACGGTGAGAGCGTCGCAGATATTGCCGCCAGATACAACGTCAAGCCAATGGCCGCGTACCAGCGGCTTCGGCGCAAGCATGGTCTTGGCGTGAATGCGCCGCGTATTTACTCGGAGCCAACTCCAGCAAATGACAACCTTTCGGCTGATGGTCACGAGAAGATGACCCGCATGGCGCCGCACAATGGCGGTTGCTCCACGCTTTCCGGCCTTATGCCGGTTTCGCTGCCGCGCGTTCTTACCGCCGCAAACGACAATGCTGACGATCTGGCAGCCGGGCAGGCGGTCAACGACTACGCGCTGCGTGGTGGCCGCGAAGTGCAGGTGGCGGCATGAGCTGCGACTGCGAATTCTTCAATTTCGGGGATACGGTCCGCAACAGACAAAACCCTCATCTCACTGGCGTCGTTATCGGCGATCGCAACTGGGGCAGCGAGTATCAGGTGCGCCTTGCTGACGGCGCATCAACGATCTGGTGGCACGGCTTCGAGATCGAGCACGATCCGGATGGCGAACCGCCAGCGAAAGAGGATGACGACACCAACGTCGTTCACGTGGATTTCACACAGCGGCGCGTGATGACGCCAGAAACACCAACAGAAGGAGCAGCGTAGTGGGCAAGTTTAAGACGGGTGACGAAGTTAGACTGATCAATTCTGGAGATTACAACGGGCACGGTCGGTACGGGAAGACTGGAGAGATCGGCACGGTCATCAGTTACGACAGGATTGACGACACTTACAACGTGGATTTCACTGAATCTGGACAATGGTGGGCGAAGGCCTCGAACCTAGAACCTTCTGCGGCCACCATCAAAATCGTGTCCGGCAAGTTCTACAAGACGCGCGACGGCCGAAAGGCGAAAATTGAACGCTCGCACTACGGCGACAGTTACGATTTCGTGGTGACGATCGAAGGTCTACCCGGCAACAAAGTCTACAAGAAAGATGGCAAGCACGGCGGCCGCTGGATTGCAAACAATCCCAGCGATAACCTCATCGCCGAATGGATCGACGAGCCTGCGGCAAAGCCCAGCAACGACAACGCCAAGCCGAAGTTCAAGGTTGGTGACCTTATTCGCCACAAGACCCTCAAGTTTGAGGGTGTTGTGAAAGAGGTTGTCAACCAGCGCACGGTTCGCACGCACTGGACGAAAGAGGGCTGGGGTGCGACAGATCCCATCGACAGCATCGAACTGATAACTCCACCCACACCCAAAACCACCACCATCGTCGCCCTCATCGAAAACCGCCAGCCAAAGCCGTCATCGACGCCACACGTACACGCGTCCACCGGCGCGGCCGAGAAGGAAGCCAAACGCCTTGCCGCAAAATACAAAGGCAAGCAGTTCGGCGTGTTCACGCTGACGACGACGCACGAAGAAGCCGCGCCGGTCTATGATCACAAATGGCAGAACATGGCGGCGTTGGGCCTCAAGATCGACGCCATCAAGGAGCTGCGCGCTGTTGCGGGTCTTGACCTCTTGTCAGCAAAGCGGGCGGTCGAGGCCTTCGAGCAAGCAGCCTAACCAGCGCTAGCGGCTGGCCACCAACCAGCCGCACTTCACCACATCATTGAGGAGACTATTATGAGACAGGCGCACCTTGCGCATCAGACCGGACTTACGCGCACCGGCAAGATCAACATGCTCAATCGAAAGCCTTACCGCACTGCATCGCAGAAGGCAGAGGCACGACGCACAGCTGAGAAGGTCGGCGGCACATACTACAGCAAAGCACCGGTGAGCTATCACCGCGCCGGTAAGGCGAGGGCGGAGGGATGAAAGATTTACTTGCTGTTGCTTTCGCAGCCATACTTGCCCTAATTCCAATTAGCGCCATCGTAGCCGCAGTCGCAGCTTGGGTGACGCACGTCTACGTCTGTATTCAGGCAAGCGCGTGGATCCTGCTGGCCTTCGGATGCGTCGTGGCACCCGTCGGCATCATCCATGGCGTCGGCGTTTGGCTGGGGGCGTTTTGATGACATCCCCCTGGTACACAGAATCCCTCATCGCACCACCGCTCGACCACGTCCCGGTCACACCGACGCCGCGCAAGTACGTTCGTCGTGGCTTAAAGCGTGCCGCTTTGGCCGGGGTAAGCGCAGCAGCAACGATAGCCCTCATCACGCTGTTTCCGTTCGCACTCGTTGCGATCGCCGTGCTCGGCGCGTTCTGGTGGCTCTTTTGCCGTCTTTTCGCTCGCTGATCGCTAATTGGCGGTGGCTCATTGTCCTTGCAGCCGCCGCCTACATCGCAACCATCATTTTTACCGCACCACCACACTGAGGAGGCCTTATGGCTATCAAATGGGATGAACTGAAAGACACTTCAGACACAGATCCACCGATCACCACGCTGTACGGCGGCGCGAAGCTGGGCAAGACGACCTTGGCGTCTGAATGGCCGGCTCCTTACTATTGCCGCACTGGAGAAGGCGAGAGACAGAGCGCCGGCGCGCCAATGAAATCGTTCGGCGTTTCGGAGAGCTACGAAGACGTTGTCGACCAGATCAGCTTCATGCTTGAAGCCGAGCATGACCGCCGAACATTTGTGCTCGACGCACTGGACGGCATGGAGGTCTTCATCAATGCGGAGGCCTGCGCTCGCAATGGATTGGCCGACATCGAGGAGCCAGGATTCGGAAAGGGTTACGCGGCAGCCCACGCCATCTGGCTTGAGTTCATCAAGCTCATCTTGAAGCTCAAAAAGGCCGGTTACTATGTGGTTCTGATTTCGCACGTCAAAGCAAAGACAGTTCCCGGCGTCACCACCGACAGCTACCCGCGATACATGCTCAACCTTCGCGACGATTCGGGCAGCGCAATCTGCGATGCCTCCGATCTAATCGGCTTCCTTCATCAGCGAGTGTCGATCGCCAAGGAAGATCTGGGCTTCAAGAAAACTGCGAAGCGTGGGCATGGCGGTGGCGAAGTGAACATCGCTGTTCAAGAGCGGCCAGGCTTCATCGCTGGCAATCGGTATCAGATCCCGAAAGCTGTACTCGAATACAAGCAAGGTCAGGGCTTTGCGGCGCTGAACGCGTACTTCCCTCCACAGCCTGATGTCGTCACAGCTCAGGTTACGGAAGAGCCTGATGAAGAGGTGTCCGCTTGACCATGTTCCGCGGCGAATCGTGGTTCGCGTGGCACCCGGTGAAAGCTCGCACGCGATCCGGCCAACTCATTTGGGTTTGGCTCACTCAGGTCTGGCGCGACCAGGCATCGACGCAATTCGGTAGCGGGCCTTTCCGCTACTACCTCCGCTAACCACCACACCACAAGGAGACTACGCATGGCCAAGATTGGCAATAACTACGAAGCAGAGTTTGAAAATACAGAGAAACAGGGCGGCGGTGGCGGAATCCTGCCCCACATGTACGCTCTGCTGCAGGCTGAATCCATCGAGCTGCCGAAGACAAAGGATGAGCGCGGCTACCAGGCTGAAATTACCTTTGAGGTGGTTGAGCCTGAGGAATTCAAGGGTCGCAAGTTCTGGGCGTACTGGACCATCGTCCATCCAGACGGCTACCAGCTCGGCGCCTACAAGTACGGCAAGCCCATGTTCGACAGATTTGGCCGTGCCGTTGGCGAGGAAATCACCGCTGATACCGATACTGACGATCTGCTGTTCAAGACGTTCGTTGCTGAGGTCGGAATTCAAATCGGCAATGCCAATCCCGCCGGCGGCTTCTATAAGGACAAAAACCAGATCGAGCGGTTCTTCTACAACGACGCCAATGCCAAGGAGCCAATTCCAGAGCTTGGCGTGATTGGCGATGGCACGCAGGGCAAGAAGCGTAACGAGGACAAGCCAGCCGCCGCAAATGATAATCGCCGCACAGCCGCCAGCAACGACAACAAGCCAGCAGCTGCGGCTGCCGGTGGCGCTGGTCGAAAGCCTTGGGGAATCAAATAATGGGCTGGCCTGACGCTTTTGCAAGCGCAGTTGGAGCTTTCGCTTTCGTAGCGTTCGTCTGGGTTGTTCTGCGCTAACCCACACCACTGCGGGCCGTGACCATCGGCCCGCTACTTCACCGCAAGAGGAGATTTGTGCATGGGATGCGATATCCATTTCTATGTCGAAAAGAAAATTGGCGATCAGTGGGTCACTGCTGACGAATGGGAAGATGATAAATACGACGAGGGTCGAAAGACCGTCGACTACAAGAAGCAGTTTTACAGCGGCAGATCGTACAATCTGTTTGCCATCCTAGCCGACGTTCGCAACGGTCGCGGATTTGCAGGAGTGAAAACGGGAGAAGGATTCAACCCGATCGCCGATCCGCGTGGTGTGCCAGCGGACTGCTGCTCTGAATATCGGCAGATGATGGAGAACTATGGTTGCGATGGGCACTCGCACTCGTATTTCACCCTCGCAGAGTTGCTGGCTTACGATTGGACGCAAGTCACGCAACAACAGGGCTGGGTCAACCCGATTGAGTGGGCTCGGTGGCGCGACTACGGGAAGCCTAACGGCTGGAGCGGCGATGTAGGCGGCGGCAACGTTCGCCATCTCAGCAACCAGGAATTCGAGGCAGCTTGGCAGAAGGTGCGCCAAGAACAAGGCTATCCCGAGCAGCGCTACGCGTCTGCGCACTTGAACCGTCATCAAGAAGATGCGGGTGACCTGAAGCGCTTCAGGGAGATTCTCGGCGGCTCGCCATACACATTAGTGTCTTGGACTGAACCGTATTTCGAGGCCATCAACGGCGAATTCTTCAGCCGCACCATCCCGCGCATGCTCAAGGTCTCTCACGATGCCGGCGGCGCGGACAACGTGCGAGCGACATTTTTCTTCGACAACTAACCATCATCCAGCCTGCCACTCACCACGGCAGGCAACACCACACACCACCGAGGAGACACCCATGCACCTTGTCATCCACAAGGAAGACCTTACGCGTGCGCTTGCCGCCACGACGAAGGTCGTCGAGAGTAGAGTTAGCATTCCCATCCTGTCGAGCGTGCAGCTTGCAGCAGCTGGCGAGGGTCTCGCCATCACGGCGACCGATCTCGACATCATCGCCACAGCAGGAGTGCCAGCCGAGGTCAGCAAGCCAGGCAACATCTGTGTCAGCGCGAAGCTGTTGAACGACATTGCGCGTAAGGCAACCGGCGACATCACCATGACGCTGGATGGTGACAAACTTCTGGTGAAGTCCGGACGGTCGCGCTTTTCTCTTGCCACGCTGTCAGCAGAAGACTTCCCGACGCTCGGCGAAGACAAATTCGACGCTGAATTCGAGATCGATCTGGCCGCACTGTTTGCACCGGTTGCGTTCGCGATTTCTAGCGAAGAGGCGCGCTATTATTTAAACGGCGTGTTCTTCAAGGGCGGCAAGTCCGAAGCAGTTGCGACAGACGGCCATCGTCTCGGCCGCCACTACGGTCCAGAGCTGCCAGCCTTCGACGGCATCATCGTGCCCCGCAAGACCGTCGGCCTGCTTCCGAAGGGCAAGGTGCAGGTGTCGGTCAGCCCGCAGAAAATCCGCATCGTGTCCGACGACGTGCGCATCACGTCGAAGTTGATCGACGGCACATTCCCGGACTACGATCGCGTCATTCCGAAAAGCAACGAACGCGTCGTGACTGTCGATCGCGATGCACTGATGAAGGCGTCCGATCGTGTGTCGACGGTGTCGTCTGAGCGTGGCCGCGCCGTGAAGTTCAGCATCGCACCAGGCAGCATCGCGCTTGCTGTTGCGGCTGGCGAGGCGTCGGCAAATGACGAAGTTGAGGCGGAATACAGCGGCGAGCCGATGGATATCGGTTTCAACGCCGCCTATGTCCGCGACGTGCTGAATGTGTTGCCAGCTGGTCCGGTCAAGCTAGCCTTGCAGGACGGCGGCACGCCGGGGCTGATCACGTCCGACGGCTTCGAGGGGCTGACGCTCGTTTGCATGCCTATGCGTGTCTGATGAGTGCCGAGGAACAGAACGGCGGGCTGTGGAGGCCCGCCAACTCCACCGAGGGCGCAGATTTCGAGCGCAACTGGTGCCGCCACTGCCGCAGCGATGAGGGCGAAAACTGGGAAGACGAGTTCGGCAACGACGTACCCGGCGTCTGCGTAATCCGAGCTCAAGCCCTATGGGGCGGTCAGCCTGACGAGTGGGTGCGCCGTGATGGCATGCCTTGGTGTCTGGCCTTCACGCAAGATCACGAAAAGCCAGCGCGCTGCCTGTTTACGAAGGAGATTGAATTATGAATTCCTTTATGGGAATGCCCATCGTCACAAATAGACTGCTCACCGTGCCAGCAGAGGACTGGTCTCGAGTTAGATCACCTGGTCGCGCACGTCGCAGGATGCGGCGCGGCTTTCGGCAGAACATTCGCTACTACGATGCGCCGACACCAAAGGCGATGGTTATCGGCGGCGTGATCTACGTCCATCCGGACATGCTGAATGCGATCATGAAGCACGCGCACGATCAGGGTGTGATGTAATGCCCCCACTACCCAAACCCACATCAGCCACAGTCGCCGCCATCTACGCCGCATACGAGGCCACCAACGAACAACGCGACGGTAAGACCATTCCTGCTGGGCAGCTTGCAGATGAATGCAGCCGAAAGCTTTTCTATGAGTTTCGGTGGACAACTCCTCACGCAGAAATTGACGGTCGAACCTTGCGTATCTTCGAGACCGGAAACATCGAGGAATCGCGGTGGATCGATAACCTGCGGATGATCGGTTGCGAAGTTGTCGACCGTCAAGATGACGGCAGGCAGATACGTATTGAGTTATGTGGTGGCCATGTTGGCGGATACCTTGATTCCGAGATACTCGGCCTGCCAGAAGCACCAAAGACCTGGCATGTTGGCGAAATCAAATCGCATAATTTAAAAAGCTTCACAGCGCTCAAGAAGGACGGCGTGAAGGTCAGTAAGCCACTCCACTACGGACAAATGCAAATCTACATGCACGCGCGAGGCCGGGATAGGGCCATTTACCTTGCCGTATGCAAGGACAACGACGAACTCTATGCCGAACGCATTCACTACGACATCGAGTATTCACTTAGATTGCTGGCCAAAGCCGATCGAATAATCGAAGCGCATGAGCCTCCCGCCAAGTTGCATGAAGACCCATCGGCCAAGATGGCTTTCGAATGTGGATGGTGCAAACATCGTGGCATTTGCCATGAGGATGTTTGGCCACGATCAAACTGCAGGACTTGCATTTACTCCTCACCGGAGGTCGGTGGGATTTGGTCGTGTGCCAGGTTCAATAAGCCACTTTCTCTGGCCGAACAAAAAGAAGGATGCCCAACCCACCTTTATTTGCCGAGCCTAGTGCCTGGTAAGCAAATTGATTCATCCGAAGATGATGAGACCGTCACCTACGAATTGCGTCCGGACGGTCGCGTATGGGTGGATGGTGCAGCCAACAACAACACACCTACGACCAGCGCCACCACCGCCTAACACCACTTGAGGAGACCATCATGCCGCTTGTAGCCGAGAATGATAATCGTCCACCAGCATTCGATAGCGCCTTGCTCGCTTATCAGCCTGGCATGCGGAGGCTCGCCAGCAAACTGGGATACAGAGGCTCCGAGGCGGTGGACCTTGTGACCGACACTATCGCATATTGCCTTGAGCACTGGACCAACTTCCACGGCGATTTAGACAAAATGTGGAACTGGATCTACTGGCAGATGCGCGGGATCGTCAAAAACTCGCGATCAAAGAAGCGCCTGGAAATGGTGCCAGAGGGGCGCGCATACGAGATTGCCGAGACCAGCGCAAACCAGGCAGACGTGGCGCACGCAGGGCAGGTCGTCAGCTTACTGGCGGGCCGCTCCGGTGACATGATAATGCGGCTCGCCATGGGTGACACCTTGGAGGAGATTGCCCGACAGCACGGCGTCAGCCGCGAGCGCGTTCGCCAGATTGTTGAGAAGGAACGCGCACGGCTTCTGGTGCTGATTGGAGATGCCGCATGAGCTTCGTTCCCCGCTACTATCAAGTCGAGGCTGTCGACGCGATTTTCGACTACTGGCAGGAAGAGGCCGGACACCCGCTCGTTGATATGGCGACGGGCTGCCACGCGGCAGGCACAAAAATCCTTATGTACGATGGAACGACAAAACCCGTCGAACTCGTTGCAGCCAATGACAATCTTATGGGACCTGACAGTCGACCAAGAAGAGTGCTGCGCACCGTTTCTGGTCGCGAAATGATGTATCGCATAACCCCAACGAAGGGGGATTCGTTCGTGGTGAACGAAGGCCACATCATGTCTCTGAAGACTACTAACGAAGGCAAGAAGGCAGAGCTATACCCTAATTCACATACCAGCGGAGGCCGCATCGAAAACGTCACGGTGAAGGATTACCTTGGGAAAGCCAAAAGCTGGAAACACCTGCGCAAACTATGGCGCACTGGAGTTGATTTCAGTTTTCCAGCAAACGACAACCTTCCAGTCCCTGCGTACATTGTCGGCGTAATGCTTGGCGATGGTAGCCTGGTGCACCATGCGGCACTCACCAATATGGACCATGAAGTCTTGGACGAGGTCTGCAACTTTGCAGAATCTCTCGGAGTCGGCATACGCACGTCGCAGAAGAAAAATAACAAGGCATGGCAGGTAGCATTCCCAGACTCGGAGTCAAACAGGTCTGTCCGCAACAGGTTCGTTGCAAAACTAGAGGACGCCGGCTTGTGGGGGATGGTTTGCCAAGAAAAAGCGATACCGCATCCCTATAAAACTGGAAGCAGATCGACTCGACTAGAAGTGCTGGCTGGGCTTCTCGACACAGACGGTCATCTTTCTGGAGGTGGTCATTTCGACTTCATATCGAAATCTCGACAGCTTTCTGAGGATGTAGTTTTTGTCGCCAGAAGTCTAGGTCTCGCCGCCTACATGAAGGAATGCGAAAAATTCTGCCAAACGGGCAGCGGCGGAACCTACTGGCGCGTCTCTATTTCGGGCGATTTAGATGTCATACCAAACCGTGTTGCCAGGCAAAAAGCTAAGCCGCGCAGGCAGATCAAGAATCCACTTGTCACCGGCTTCAAGATAGAACCTGTTGGTGAGGGCGAGTACTTTGGATTCGCTCTAGATGGTGATCACCTTTATCTGACAGAGGACTTTACAGTTCACCACAACACTGGAAAGTCAGGCACGATGGCGATGCTCAATCAGCGCCTCCTCGAGGGTTGGAATGATCTTCGCATCATGTCGGTGACGCACGTCGAAGAACTCATCGAGAGCAACTTCAAGGAATTCATCGGCCTTTGCCCATTTGCGCCAGCTGGTATTTACGCGGCAAGCCTTAACCGCCGTGACGCGCAGGCGCAGGTGCTGTTCGCGCAGCTTCAAACAGTCTGGAACAAGGCGCAGGAAATCGGCCACGTCGATGTGCTCGAGATCGACGAGGTGCATCTCGTGCCGAATGACGGCAACACGATGTACCGCAAGCTCATTGCGGCGCTTATGGAGATCAATCCAGACATGAAGATCGTTGGCTTTACGGCGACCCCGTATCGCCTCGATTCCGGCCGCCTGGATGAAGGTGATGATAGGTTGTTTGATCGTGTCGTATACACCTACACCATCGCGCAGGGGATTGATGATGGCTATCTCACCCGCCTGACCAGTAAGCCGGTTGAGACACGATATGACATGACTGGCGTGCATCGTCTTGGCGGTGACTTCAAAAAGTCTGATCTGGCGAAGGCAACCGATAAAGAGGAGTTGACCAAAGCTGCTGTTGCCGAGGTGATGAATGCTGTTCGTGCTGAGGATCGCAAGACTGCGGTCATTTTCTGCAACGGCATCGAGCACGCCACCCACGTTCGCGATGAGTTCAGGGCTAATGGGCTTAGCTGCGAAGTTTTGAGCGGCAAGACGCCGAAGGGTGAGCGCCGCCAAATAATATCAGATTTGAAGTCTGGGAAGCTGTGGGGATGCACGAACGACAATGTCCTTTCCACAGGGACAAATATCCCATGCATAGATCTTATCGTCGATATGGCGCCGACTGAATCTACTAACCGATACGTTCAGCGTGCGGGCCGCGGCACACGTGTCATCTATGCTCGTGGCATGCCTTTGGACACGAAAGAGGATCGCCATGCTGCAATCAACGCAGGTCCGAAGCCAAACACCAGATACATGAACTTTGCTGGCAACATCGAACGTCATGGGCCGGTCGATTGCGTCACGCCGAAGAAGCCTGGAAGCGGTCAGGGTGAGGCGCCGATCAAGATTTGCATGCAGTGCGAGGAGATAGTGGCGGCTGGTGCGCGTGTCTGCCCGAATTGTGGTGCCGAGTTCATCTTTGAAGAGAAGCCGAAGTTCACAGCGCGACCGACTGACGTAGCAATCCTTGCTACGGTTGCCGAAGAAGATTGGCGCGCTGTGACTGACCGCACATTCCAGCTGCACCCAGGCAAGGATGGTAAGCCGGACAGCATCAAGTGTATATATTTGGTTGGATACACCGCTATAAATGAGTGGATTTGCCCAGGGCATAAGGGATTTCCAAAAACCAAGGCCGACAAGTGGTGGCGTGCACACGGCGGGAAAACACCGTTCCCTTCGACGCCGCTTGAATTTCTAAAGCGTCAGTCCGAACTGCAGCCGACAGCAGAGATATCGGTCGTTCCGAACAAAAAGTACTGGAACGTCGTGGATTTCAAGGTGGGCGAACGGGTTGCTGCCAACGACAATCGTGTGTCGCCGGCGAATGACAATGCGCCGGAAGAAGAGGATTGGCGGGTGTTGATGGATGATGACGTGCCTTTTTGAGCTGGCGCCGAAGTCTTGACAAATTTGTAAAAACGGTTTAGTTTTGAAATATGCGCCACACCAATGGCGTCACCACATTGAGGAGATGAGAAATGAGCAGAACAACGTACAGGCGTGCCTGCGCTCTGGCTGTGCACTACTTGGCGATTGACCAGCGCGAGATATGGCTCGACGAGAATGACCCACACCTTCCATGGGATAAGGTGACGAGCGTAAAGGCTGGCGGTGGGTATCGTCTCAATGGCCCAACTGGCGTTCGCATCGAGGCCAACGACCCAGCCGGCCTGTCATTCTTGTGGCTCGTGGACTTTGAGTGCCGCGACGCAAATGGGTCCAGCATCAACCAATTTGATCGTGTCGCAATGCTGAACATTGCCAGAAGACTTCCGCCGCATGTCCGCGAGAAGTTTGCGCAATTTCTGACCGACGAAGTTCTGCCAGCTGTTCAGCAGCGGACCGATGAATTTGAGGAACAGATGAAGAAGCAGCGAGATAGTCTCGAAATCCTGCAGTCTATCATCCTCAACGTCGGAGCCGCAGCATGACCAAACCAGCCAACGACAACTATTTGGCCGCCGACGTCGCCAACCTCGAGGCGCTTTTCGCCGACATGCTGGCCGCTTATCCAGAGCTAGAGGCCGACGAAGAGCTGCGCGCTGATATGCTGGAAGGCGAAACCAACTTCCACGCCGTCCTGACGCGCCTCGTCAACGGCGAGCGCGACGCCGACAGCCTGGCAAAGGCCGTGGCTGGCCGTATCTCCGATCTGCAAGCGCGAAAGTCTCGCGCCGAGCGGCGAAAGGAAGCGCTTCGGGGGTTGATGTTTAAGTTGCTGAAGGCCGCAGGGCTGCCGCGCGTGCCGCTGGCCGAGGCAACGATCTCCATCGGCAAGAAGGCTGCGTCAGTCGAGATTATTGACGAGGCGTTGTTGCCATCCAACGTCGTGAAGATCACGACCGCGCCGGACAAGAAGGCTATTGCCGAACTTCTCAAGGCTGGCACAGAAGTGCCGGGGGCTAAGATGGGTGAGGCGGGTGAGCAGTTGTCGGTGAGGGTGGCGTGATCATCAAACAGCACGAGGAAATGAAAGACGAGGGCGTTTGCCCTCGTTGCTATGAGCGCGATCTTTACCGTGACAGCGCGGACGTCGGAGTTGGTATCATATACGGTCCTTGGGGGTGCCCATGTTGTGGATGGTCTGAGTCAGAGCAGTACGACTTGGAATTCGGAGGAGGCCTGCAAGAAAACGGGTCCTACCTTGATCCATACGGCGGCCTCACCCCCGCAGAAAATCCCATCGCAAAGATGCTCGCTGCGGAGGCCAAAGCAGCATGACCACCCCCAAATACATGATCGCCCACGGTAGCGCAGCTGTTCAGGCTGCGCGCATCATCGCGGCTGTGTCGAAGGAGCGCGACGAAAAGGCGCGCGGCTATGAGTTGGCCGCGCAGTGGCATGACAAGCAGCGCGAGGCGTGTCTGGCAGTTGCAAACGATGATCCGCGTGTAGGTCGAATAATTCGAGAGAAGGCCGCTTTCGCCGCAATTCACCACGGAGCGAGTGCGGCTGGCCTTCGCAATGCGGCGTCAGAATTGAAGCGACGCAATATAGAATAACGCATCAAATATGGCCCGTTATGCAGGATAATGCATCATAACGGGCCATATATTGTACTTACCACCCACCGCGCCACCAACGCGGCGTTCCGCTTCGGCGGGCACACCACAGTCTGAGGAGACAGAACAACGTGAGCATCACCTCGATGCACGACGGAAGAGTCGTGCTGCATCAAAACGATTGCCGCGACGTGTTGCGCGGTCTTGCCGACAACTCGATCGACAGCGTCGTTAGTGATCCTCCGTACTTCCTGACGAGCATCGTCAAGAGGTTCGGCAAGGATGGCGCGGCAGAGGCACAGTTCGGAACAGATGGGGCATTCAAGCGCCTTTCAGGCGGCTTCATGAACAAGCAGTGGGATGCTCCGGACGTTCCGCCGATTGACCCTGGCTTTGCCCACTACATGGCTGGCTTTATCGATGGAGAGGGCTGCTTTCACGTCCACAAGAAGCACGTCAACGGCGTCGACACCTATGACTGCCAGTTCTCCATGACGTTGCGGGCCGATGACAGACCAATCGTCGAGCAGATGCAGCGGGCACTCTGCGGGATTGGTTCAATCGCAAAGCGCCCGAAGAAGGGCAACGCGCAGGAACAAGTTCGATTTTGCGTCAGTTCGAAGGCCGACTGCATGCTACTGCGTGCTGTCCTTTCGGCGTTTCCGCTCCGCGCGAAGAAGGCCCGCGACTTCGAAATCTGGTGCCAAGCGCTGGACGCTTGGGTAGATCATGTACCGGGTAGCGGGTGGGATGATATCTCCTACTATCGCGAAGCATTGATGGCCGTCCGCAACTTCGGTTCAGTGCATCGCCCTGAGCGCCTGTTTTTCTATTCGATAGGCCGCGAACTGATGCGCGTGCTGAAGCCCGGCGGCCATCTTGCCATGTTCAATGGTTCTCGCACCTATCACCACATGGTTTGCGGGCTTGAGGACGCCGGGTTCGAGGTGCGCGATTCCATCATGTGGATCTACGGGAGCGGTTTCCCGAAATCGCATAATCAGCATGGCGATTGGGAGGGATGGGGTACGGCGCTGAAACCGGCGCACGAACCAATCCTGATTGCTCGCAAGCCGTTGGCCGGAACCGTTGCTGCCAATCTGGCTGAGTGGGGTGTGGGCGCAATCAATGTGGATGGATGCCGGGTGGAGTGGCCTGACGGGAAAGTTCCAGAAATTGGCACCCCAGAGTGGGGCGGCCCAAACAAAAAGTCGACCGCAGTTCCAGGGCAAAACGGAGAAACGGTTGAAAGGGTAGGGCCATCAACTCTTGGCCGCTGGCCAGCCAACGTTCTTCACGACGGCAGCGAAGAAGTATTGGCGGCATTTCCAGACGCAAAGGGCCAGCAAGGCTATGTTGGGCCGAAGCACGGCGAGCGCCCAAGCAAGGGCATCTATGGTGACTTTGGCGCGAGGCCTGATAGCCATCCTCGCGTTGAGGTGGAGACGTCAGCCGCCAGATTTTTCTACTGCGCCAAGGCGAGTCGCGCGGACCGTGATGCTGGTCTGGATCACCTGCCGAAGAAACCTGGCGGAATGGTGTCAAACACCAGCGGTCAGCACATGACCCGTCGCGATGAAGGCTACAAGCCTGAACCGCGCGCCAACACTCACCCAACCGTTAAGCCAACAACCCTCATGCAGTGGCTTTGCCGCCTTATCACGCCTCCCGGCGGCGTAATTCTTGATCCTTTCATGGGCTCAGGAAGCACAGGCAAGGCGGCTGTTCTCGAGGGCTTTCAGTTCATCGGCTGCGAGCGTGAGGACGAATACATGCCTATCGCTATGGCCCGGATTGCGTGGGCTATCGGTGTGGTGAGCAAGGATGACGAACTCGCTGCGGTACCGGTGAATGACAACCGTCCTGCTGACTTGTTTGGGGTGGCAGCATAATGGCCAAGCTCACCAAAGCTCAAGCTAAGGCCCACGCGCAAGCCTGCGATCTGCTGACCAAACCAGTGCTGACTGAAGACGACAAGGACTTCGTCCTCAAGAACTGGAATGAGGGCGCGAACCATGTGAACGGCGCTGCAGGCGCATTCTTTACACCGTATGACATGGCGTTCGATTTCACGATTGATGCCATCGGGCAGGGAGGATACGGCGGGCGGGTCATCGATTTGTGCGCTGGCATCGGCATGCTGTCCTACGCTTGCTGGCACCGGAGCCACCACAAGGCCCGCATCACCTGCGTGGAACGCAATCCGGATTATCTCGCCGTTGGTCAGAAAATCCTGCCTGAGGCGGAGTGGATCCTCGCCGACGTGATGGATGTGCTGGACATGGGGCTGGGGAGGTTTGACGTTGCCATCAGCAACCCGCCTTTCGGTAAGATCAAGCGCGACGGCGGTGCACCTCGATACACCGGCGCGGAGTTCGAATTCCATGTGATCGACATTGCCGCACACCTGGCTGACTCTGGCGCATTCATCGTGCCGCAGATGTCGGCTGGCTTCAACTATAGCGGCCGTCCTTGCTACGAGCGCCAGAAGGACGGCAAGGCGGTGAAATTTCAGGAGCTAACCGGCCTTCATTTCGAGGCTGGCTGCGGGATCGATACCGAATTTTACATCAACGACTGGAAGGGTGTTTCGCCTATGTGCGAGATCGTTTGCATTGAGTTTGAGCGTCCGGAAGAGGTGCGTACCGTTGAGGCGGCGAATGACAATGTGCCGCCAGTTCAGGCAGATTTGTTTGGAGTGGCAGCATGACCAAACTCCCAACCACCCCGCGCCAGCACACGCCGACGGTCGACGCCGACCATAACCCGACCACATGCTTTGTCTGTGGCATGCACGCCTTCGGTATCGGCGTGAACGCCAACGGCCGCGACAAAGACCCTCACTACATCTGCAGGAGGTGCGCCGTGGGCATCGACAACTACAAGAAAATTGACCGCCTCGACGACTACGAGCTGCGGGCTTTGGATGCCGGCGTTGACGCGGTCGGCGAGTATCTGGACGGCATAGGTATTTACGACCTGACGCTTATGGACGAATTGAACCAGAGAATGATCGTCAAAGCAGCTTGGGAAGGGGCGGCGCGGGGGCTGAGGGCGGCGCTCAGCGAGGCGCCGTTTTGATGGACCTGAAGATCACCAAAACCAAACCAGAGCATTGGGATGATGCTCTGTCCGTCGCGAAACAGTTTGATGCGGATTACCCGGATCGACAAGGCTTCATGGCGGGTGTTGTGTACACCGCCAAGGGGCGGCCAAGCTTTTATGCATACCGCACAAAGACGTCGATCGTCGTGCGGGGAGATTTGGAGGAAGCCGCATGAACCACGCAAATGATAATCACGCCGGGATCCGATTCCTCTCTGTTTGCTCCGGCATCGAGGCGGCCTCGGTCGCTTGGCATCCGCTTGGCTGGGAAGCGGTGGCTTTCTCGGAGATCGAGAAATTCCCGTCGGCCGTACTCAAGCACCATTACCCTGACGTTCCGAACCTTGGAGACTTCACCAAGATCGAAACCAAGACCTTAGGCCGCGTCGACATTCTCGCCGGCGGTACGCCGTGCCAGGCGTTCAGTGTTGCCGGACTTCGCCAATCTCTCGCTGACGCGCGAGGCAACTTGTCACTCGAATTCGTGAGGCTTGCGCATGAGCTTGCAGCTAACAATGGACTTCGGAATGTCGTCTGGGAAAACGTCGTCGGGGTTCTCAGCACCAAAGACAACGCCTTCGGCTGCTTCCTCGCCGGACTTGTGGGAGCAGATTCCGCCATCGAATCACCGAGAAGAGGCAAGTGGGCGCGTCACGGTATGGTCTCTGGACCTAAAGGACGGGCCGCGTGGGCTGTCAAAGATGGGCAATTTTTCGGAGTGGCCCAACGACGCCGCCGTGTGCTCGTTGTCGCAGATTTTGGAAACGGGGCAGATCCCGCAGAGGTTCTTTTTGAGCCCGAAAGCATGTTCAGGGATACTCCGCCGAGCCGAGAAGCGGGGAAAAGTATTACCCACCCAGTTGCACCAAGCCTTGTTAGCAGCGGCAGGGGAATAGAGCGGACTGGAGACACGCGTGGCCAAGATCCTGTTGTTGCCGTCCTTCGCGGCCACTCAGATTATGGTCCCGGCTTGCCGTCGGTTAGAGCAAAGGGTGGCGATTGTGCTGGTGGGTCTGAGGCTCTGGTGTTCGCACCAGAGATAGCGCGTTGCGTCGCAACGCGCGAGGGTTCGTCGCAGGACTACGAAACAACGACTATGGTGGCCGTGGCCGGAACGCTTTGCAAAGACAGTTTCAGCGGCGGCATGGGAGGCCGACCAGAGGGAGCTGCGGCGGGGCATTTCATTGCCCACGCTATCCAAGCAGGCGCGCTGCGCACCAATCCAAATAGCGGTCCAGACGGAGTCGGCGTCCAGGAGGGTGTGGCCTACACGATTGAGGCTCGCGCCGAAGTGCAGGCTGTCTGCGTCACACTGGACGGACAAGATGTTGCGCGGACTCTGTCTGCGCGCCACGATGGTTCGCCCTGCGCTGATCGCGGGCCGAATATTGTTGCGCAATCTGTAGCCCCCAGAGGACGAGACGGCGGAGCAACAGCAGAACTAGGCGGGAATATTGCTACAGCCCTTCGGGCAATTCAGGGTGGTGGGGATAAGCCTCATGTTTTGGCGTTCCATGAAAATCAGCGCTCAGAAGTCTCACTTAGCGATACGGCGGGAACACTTGGGGTAGGCGGTGGCAAGCCGGGGCAGGGCTACCCTGCCGCCCTTACCGGCTCCGCCGTCCGCCGCCTAACGCCACGCGAATGCGAACGCCTTCAGGGCTTTCAATGGCTTTGCGACCCCACATATCCGGGTGCATGGCAGGATGAGGCTGGCCGCTGGTGGTCGCCAGACTACACCGACATACCATGGCGTAGCAAGCCTCACTCGCCCGACGGCCCTCGATACAAAGCCCTCGGCAACAGCTGGGCAGTGCCCAAGTTCGTATGGCTCGGTCAGCGCATACAGAAACTGATGCCAGTCGCCAACGACAATCAGGAGACCCCCATTGCAAACGCCGCTTGAACTAGCGCAACATTACGTCGGACACATCAGGAAATCAGCATGACAACACCAAAAGAACTCGCCCTATCCTATATCGCGGCTGGCGTTCCTTGCTTCCCATGCAGATCAGCTGACGAGCACACAGACACTTATGACGAAAACGGCGTCGAGATCGTTTTGAAAGCCAAAACGCCGCTTACCGGCAATGGTTTCAAAGCAGCAACGAAAAACGAGCGCATCATCAAGATCCTGTTTGGCGAGCGACACCCCACAGCAATGGTCGGAGCGCCAACTGGCGAAAGCATGGGCGCATGGGTGCTTGATGTCGATGTGCACAAGGATGACGAAGGGAATGTGATCAATGGCTATGAAACCATAGCCACGCTCGAAGATATTCACGGATCCCTCCCGCGCACCGCTGTCGCCAAGACGGCTGGCGGCGGCGAGCATCATTACTTCCGCTATGTGCCAGGCGTTAGAAATCGCGGTCGTCTTGGCGCCGGCCTTGACGTGCGAGGCATGGGCGGATTCGTCATTATGCCCGGCAGTCGCCTAGCCTCTGGTGCCGAGTACCATTGGCTGGACTGGGATGGCGACGGACTACCGCCATTGCCAGAGGCGCCGCAATGGTTGCTCGATCTGGTTTTGCCTAAGGCTCCAGTCCATGTACCCGGCGATTACCAATATGAGGCTGGCCAAAACGACATCTACGTAGAGCGCGCCGTCGAGGTGGAGCTTAGGGAGCTTGCTAGCGCGGCGCAGGGCAGTCGTGGAGAAGCCGTAAACCGCTCGGCGTTCAATCTTGGTACTCTAGTCGGCGCAGGCGCTCTTTCGCGCTCAGAGGCCGAGGTGGGCCTATTTGATGCTGCATATGCCAACGGTGTGGTGGCAAAGGATGGCGAGAGAGAAATACGGTCAAAAATCCGCCGAGGGCTAGATGCTGGTATCAAGCAGCCGCGCGATATTCCAGCGCCGCAGGATGACATGGCTGGATGGGGTAATGTTGACTACCATAGGCTTGTCGAAAACAGTCATAGAAAGAAGGCTGCACGGCAAACCACCGAAATCGACATCGCTACCCACGAAGAAATCGCCCCCACCCCAGAAGAGGACGAGCCCCCAGAATACAAACTTGAGGCAATCGCCGATCTGGAAAACCTCACGTATCCAGGCGGGCTGGTTGAGGATCTGATTGACTGGATTGTGTCGTCCGCAGAACAGCCGTGCCGCGCCCTTGCTATGGCTGCGGTTTTGCCGTTTGTGGCCAGCCTTTGCGGCGCTCGTTACTCGACAACAAGCCGTGACACCCGCCCCAACATTTATACCGTTGCGCTTGCTGATTCTGGCTTCGGCAAAGAACACGCGCGATCGCAGATCAAGCGGCTCCTCATGTCCGACCAAGGTATCTTTGAGAAATACAGCGGACCCGCTCGCATCATGTCTGCGTCGGCGCTTCGCGAAGTGCTGGAGCAAAACCACTCCGTCAATTGCATGATCGATGAGTTTGGTGGGTTTGTCAGGGACATCACCGACAGAAAGGCGGGAAGTCACCAGCGGGCGATATCGACAGACTTGCGCGATTACTACTCTGCCAGCTCAACCTTCTTTGAGGGTGCGGCCTATCGTGGCACGCCACCGAAGCGGATTTACAACCCGATTTTGTGCGTTCATGGCACGTCGACGCCGGAGCAGTTCTGGTCAGCCCTTTCTTCCGCAAGCGCTGAAGACGGACTTCTGCCGCGCTTGATTCTGTTTCATATAAAGGGCGATAAGCCGCAGGTAGTGAAGCCCTCTAAGACCGTGCGAGAGGTGCCGTATCTCTTGATGGAGCGCATGGCTGGCGTTGCGGGTATCGACGTAGCTAAGAAGCGTAGCAACCTCGGCAAGGCTGGATACGTCGTCGAAACAGTCGGAAAAGAGGTTAAGCCTTACGTCATTCCATGGACGCCGGATGCTGAAGGCATTTTGCGATCCGTAAAGGAGACCATCGAAGAGAAGGAGCGTGCGGTAGCCCCAGAGGCTCAACCATTCGTCCGTCGCATCATCGAGAATGCCATCAAGCTATCCATCGTGGTGGCGGTTGGTCGAGACCCGGTGGCACCGATCATAACTGAGGAGATATTCGAATGGGCGGTCACTGTCGCGTGGACGTGCGCTGCCGCCATGTTGGCAGAGGTTGGCGATCGATTGGCCGACAACCAGCGTGAGGCCAACTACAAGAAGATCCAGGGGCTGATACGCAACGCCGGCAAGAAGGGGTTGACGGAAGGAAGGATGCTTGATCGTTGCAAGGCGATCGAGGCATGGCAGCGTGAAGATATCATCAAGGACTTGATAGCGGGAGGATCGGTCGTAGCGAACAAGAACGAGAAATCCGGCCCGAAAACGCGAAGGTTTTTGTGGGTG